GTGAGCAAGGAGAGATCCTGAGTGCTTCCACTGTTGTAGATCGTGGAGATGTTGGCGCTCTGATCGGAGCCCCAGACGGCGATCTGGTTGATCTTGGCATCCTTCATGTAGTTACCTGAAGCAAATCTACCGACTCGATAGTTATCAGCATCTATTCCACTGGAGTATCCGTAGTTACTATGCGTGTTCGATGTGGTCTGGACCACCCCGTCTATATAGATGTTGAACCTAGAGTAGTAATTGGATAGACTGCCAGAGCTTGCTCCAGTAGTTCCCCCGTCATACGTTACCATTATGTGATGCCATGTAGTCGGGTCAATAGATCCGTCTGGCGTTGTCATTTGTAAGTGGTTAGCGTTAGAGCCATACCTGAGCCTAAGTCGCTTCTGTCCATTGAGGTTAGTCTGCCGAAACTCGATATGCCCACCGTTTGCCGTGTCATTATCCCCAAAATAGAAAATGGTTTGGCCGGAGCTGGATGTCGCCCCCTTATACCACAAGCTGACCGACCAAGCGTCACCACCGCCAGCGCCGTTTGACGCTCGACCTAAGATGCCGTCCAGTAACGCAGCGTTAGCGCCAAGATAGGAGCTATCACCATCCTCGAATAAAAGTGATTTCGTATTAGTGTAGGTCAACTCCTGCACGTTGAGCGTCACTTGGAAAGTCACCACACCTCCGAGGGCGTTGGCTGCTTTGCAGTTAATCAGGATGGTGTCTGCTGCTGAGTCAGTCCAAGCGGGAGCAGTTCCAGAGAGGACCCCGGTGCTCTGATTCAACGATACCCAGCTAGGCGCGTCAACCTCACCCCACTGATTCACGATGTAGTCAGTGGATACAATTTGAGCGTTAAGGGACTCGCCCTCTGTGACATCGAAGGATTGATTGCTCACATTGGGAGCTAGAAGCTGCGATCCGTTGACCATGTTGGTAGCGTCAATCGTTACAGTGGATGAGTCGCTCATGGTTAGCTCTAGGTCACTGCCTGATAGAGATCCGCTTTGCACGAACTTGTTCTCGTCCACACCCAGAGATGTGACATCCACGACATAAGACGTTGAGTCTTGAAGCGTGAGCGTGAGGTTGTTTCCAGCGAGGGCAAATCCCGTGACAGGATTACCCTGAGACGAGAAGCTGTATCCATTGGTGAAGAGGTTATTTAACTCAGTAACCGCTTGGTTCAATACCGAGTTGACAGGGTTGCCGTCAATCGTCGCCCCCGTTACCGGCAGATTCTCCACAAGGATCTTCTGTCCATCTTTCAGCTTGATCTTGATTTTGTCACCATTGGCAACAGCCTCGATGGTATTGATGCCATAAGCGACCAGAGCACTCTCCGATCCTAGCGAGAGATCGCGCAGGAATACCGAGGAACCAGTGGTGTCAACTCCGAAGTCCATCGCCTGATACTTCTGATAAGGGCTAATTAGTTCGAGATCCTTATCCTCGAATAGTCTATTGTGGACGATTGCCTGATATCGAGGGATTCCCGTGGTGGGATCATTGGTATCACCAACGCGAACCTGGAACACGCCCATGTCAGAGTCATCAGTCCGGCTCACCTTGCGGATCTCCGCGAAGATGGTGGTTCCAGCATGAATCTCAACAGGGTGATCGAAATACCATTCAACGGTGCTGTCTGCTGCAAGTAGGCCAGTCTGAGGGAGTGTCTGCTTGTAGACTGGGCGACCACCGACAAAGAGGCGATACTCCAACTTAACGTTATCGAGGTTGATCTCCTCGGCCGCCACCGTAGTAATTCCGAGACCAGCGATGGAGACACCGAAGTAATTGTCCCCACTGTAACCGATGGATGATGCTGGGACTGGATTACCGCCCAGCGTAGTGCTGAACATGTCAGTGTAGACACGACCACTGGGGGGAATGTAGCCATCCACACCCTGGTTCTCTGTGAGGCTCTGATCCTTCAGGCCGCCCCACATTGGGTAGAAGTTCGTGTTGTTGCCAAGGTTGGTAAAGAAGATATTCTCAGCACCCGATGACATCTTGTGCTGCTCACCCAAGAATAAGGAGTTCAGGGTTGTCTCGATGGCGCGATCAGCGATCAACTTCTCGTTTACAGCATCATAGGACAGGTGAGATAATACCTCAGCCTGATCCGTTGTGAGTGTTGAGTTGAACGCGCTGCTATTGACGCTCACCCATTGACCGGAGTCTCCATCAGTGTAGTAGGCATAAAGCTGACCGATGACGGTATCGAACCACATATCACCCTCATCCGGGGATACAGGAGCAACCTCAGCCACAGTGATCGGTTCCGCCTTGGTATCTAGAGCGGCCTGTGTATCGTCCGAGATTGGCTTGTCGAGGTCGCTAGTGTTGTTTACGTGTCCGAGGCCAATATCAGTCTTGGTCTCAACGTGAGGGCTCTGAGCGTGATCATAGGCGAACTTACCACGATCACCCCGGTAGGCAGTGTCACCTTCCTCTCCGAGCGTCAGACCGTAGTCTACACCACTGGAGACCTTGGTTGCAACACCTTCGTTGGAGACGATGTAGAGATCAGCACCTGTGCCGTTCTTTACGAAATAGATAGCATCCTCCTCAAGTGAAGGGGGAAGGGCGAGAACTTTGTGAATCTTCATATTACCATTCGTCAGAGCCTTGAGACCATCCCTCGAGACCATCGTCTGGAGCAGGGATAGAGGTGCAGGTATTCAGGCTAAGATACTGTCCTCTTCTAAATTGAGTTGATTGACCTACCTTGGTGATAGGTGATCTGGCGAGCAGGCGCTCCATAGGGCTGTTCTCACCACTGCCCACCTCCATAGCGTCAACAGTGCGAGCATCCTCTAAGCGTCTGCGGTAGAGTCTCTCCAGGTCCTCAGCTGAGATACCATCTGTGGTGATCTGCCGGGCCACCTTCATGGCGATCTTAACTGATACAACGTCTGCAAGCAGGGTATCCCACTGCGATACGTCATCCTCCCACTTTACGTAGCGGAGGTAGATCTCGCCGAGATCCGAAAGTAATTGGCGACCATTCAGGTCAAAGAACTCAGCCTTCTCTGACCACGGCTCACCGTTGATGTCGAGGATGCGAAGGCAGTCTGATGGGAGCTGGAAGGCTCCACTGTAACCGAAGTTACCATTCTGGAGCGGGTCACCAGCGAGCTTGCTGAGTTGAGCGCGTCCAATGCAGCAGGACCATCGGTGTGTCCGAATAACCTCTCGCGCTGCCTGATCGAAGATCCCCTTGATTGCGCGTGCCTTGGTGTCGTCATCGTTTAAGTTGACGATGGAGCCAGCCGACAGGTAAGAGAGGGCGTTGTTTGCGATTTGTGTTCTGGTCTGCATATCTTTTATTAGAAAAAAGGGGGACGGAAGCCTAGACTACCGTCCCCCCTGGTTATCCCAACGAGGAATGATTCTATCGAACGTAGTAGGCGATGCTCACGCGCTGAGTTCCAGCGGAGGGCGATCCACCAGCAACGGTGACCTTGAGGTCAGCTTCAGCAGCAACCTTGACGAGCTCATGGCCGTCAGTGTCGAAGAAGCGTGTTCCGGCGGAGGCGATGCTCACACCGTTTCCGTATGCGCTCTCGTCAGCAGTAGTCCCGATTTCAAGAGTGACACCAGACTGAGCGTCTCCAATGACCGAGCTTTTGGCAGGGTCTACGAGAGCACCAGCAGGGAGGTTGCTGAGGAGGGTGACAACATCGCCAGAAGACTCGTCACCAACAAAGGTGATGGAGTCATTCAGGAAACGGATGCGGCCAGCAGCTTCGATGCCGTCAGCGGGATTCCCGTGATTGGCATAGTCAGCTTCGAGTTTTGATTGTGTAACAGGCATTGTAGTATTTCTATATTAGTTGTTAGCAATTTGAGGATTATCCGATGCAAGGCACTTTCCAAACACCCTTGTCCCAGATGCGGCTGAAGCCCCAGTCCCAGTAGAATACAGACTGAACGCTGTGATTCTTGGTGGGAAGACGGTCCAACTCGTGAACAGGCATTTCATTGTAACCGAACTTAACGGAACCTTTGTGGAAGGCAACGCAGGTCTTAACACCGGCAGCTTCAGGAAGGTTGGTGTCATCGACAGACATGGTGAAGCCCATACAATCAGTCAGGATACCGGAGGCAACCTGCTCGAGTTGAGCGGAAGCTTGGTCGCGATTGCGGATCTTCTCGTCCTGAAGGAGTTGGAGAACCTGGTCGGAGCTGAGGATCAATCCAAACGGAGAAGGATTGTTGGTGCTTCCATCCTGTGACATGACATCAAGCTTGGAGAGCTCAGTGCGGAGCTTCATGAGCTTGTCGTAGGACATGCCCTTGTCAGCACCAGCGGCTCCAGAGGCGAAGTCGTAGTTTACAGGGATTGTGTAGGTGGAGTCGAAAGCGGGGTAGCTCACAACGCCATTAGCAGCGACTTCGATAGCGTTACCGAGGAGACCGCCATTCTTACCAGCCTCACCGACAATGATCTTGTCCATGTGGCGAGCAGCTTCAGCCTTCTGGTTAGCAATAGAGACGGGGATCTGACTCTCACCAGTGCCGAACTTCTTCTCAGTAACCCGGTCAAAGATGAGGGGTGACTTGTAGGGAGAAGTGGTCACGCGGCGCTTCCCGAAGGTAGCAACGTCTGGAGAGGTCTCACCGTAGAGATCGGTGATTGCGCTGATGGAATCAGTCTTGTTAGCGAGTGGGAATTCACGATACTCACCATTGACGGCGACTTGATCGCAAAGTCCAATCGAACGACTGCGGACTTGTTGGAATTCGACATCGTAGCGATCTTCGAATTCTGGACGGTAGGACTCCACTGCTGGGAGTGACAGGTTATTAGCCATTGTATTTGTTTTCTGTTTTGTTTGTTTGATAGAGCGAAAGACGCTCGTCTTGGAGTTGAGGATCTGTCTCCTCTGTCTTTCGGGGCTCTTCTCAAGAAGGTGGCAGGAAACTGGGCTTCTATGCGAACAGGTGGCCGATGGGATTACTATTAAAGCAGAGATCACAATCTGCCCACCATTTACGTCATCCACACCGACAACAGACCCCCGCACCTGTTAAGATGCGAGGGCCTGCGCTATGAACAGGGAGGTGAACGACTCCTCCCAACCAACAAAATCTATTGACCGTATGCTTTAAGCTGATCAGCGATTGACTTGTACTCCTGGTGATCGGCATCACTCTGCCATCCACCGGAGCTGGACATGATGAGTTCACGCTTGCGTTCTTGCAGCCCCTTCACATCGGTAGGCATTGCTCGACCATTGGGAAGAGAGGCAGGCATTGTGCGCTCCATGGATTGCTTCATGACTCGCAGGAAGGCAGGATCATTCATCATGGCGGCGTGTAGAGGATTCTCAGTCACGATCTCACCAGTCTCAGACTTAGCGTAGTCGAATCCAGCAGCCTTACCCTTGTCCGACAGCAGGAACTCGCCCAACTGATCATCGAACTTGGACTTGAGTTCCTCTCCGCCTAACTCAGCAGTGAGCAGCTTGTGAGTCTCCTCGCGAGTCTTATTGAAGTCAGCCGTAGCAGTCTCCTGGTGCGATGTGACCATGCCTTCCATTAGCTGAGTGTGTGCAGCGAATAGCTCCTGCATAGCCTCAGGCGTGTTCACGGGGTGCTTGGTTGCCCATTCTGATACCATAGAGGCCAAATTATCGTCGATCTCAGCGCCCTCAGGCAGATCAGCCGGGATCAGAGCTTTCTTGTAAGCCTCCGCGGACGGTAGAGCGCCCAATCCCTCACGGTATGCAGCGAGATCCTCTGGTGTTGCGCCCTCGCCAGGCTTGACCACAGCATTATCTACAGACTCCTGACGTTGTGAGAGACCAGCACGGGCCTCCTTGCCGTTCTTGAGCGCATCGAAGAACGATTGGTCGTTACGTGTAGCGAATCCACTGAGATCCTCATGGCCGAGCTCCTTGAATGACTCACCCGCATTGCTGCGCAGTGTGCCATCTGGATGGTAGACCTTGGCGATTGGTGAATCTGCCCAGCTTTCGGATGATGCTCCACCCTCGGGAGCCTGACTTTCTGCGACTGGTGCAGCCGCTTGTGTTTCTTCTGACATTTATTCGTTGGTTATTTGTTGAGCTTCCAGAGTCTGGCGAGTTCGGGATGGTTATCGATGAGATACTCCTTGCGACCTGGTGTTTGATTACCAAGCATGGGATCAGCAGCAGGAACAACGTCCCAGTCTACTGCAGCCATGAGTTCCTTCTCGGGATTCGGGATCAGATGAGCCACCTGAGTGCCTGTTGCGAGCTTCTCGACAGCGCCCTTGAGACGGTCAACCTGCTCAAGTAAGCCTCGATTCTCCTCTTTAAGGTGCTCCACTTGCAACAGAGCAGCGTCCAGTGGACTCTCCTCCTGCTGTGGGGCCTCCTCGACAGGTGCAACGTAGTCTTCACCGGCTGCTGCTGCCTTGAGTTCCTCGATGTTCTTGTAATAGACAGGAGCGGTAGGGATAACCTTACCGTCCTCGATGTTCGCGACGAGCTTGCCGTCCTTCACGCGGATGATCTCCGCGCCTTCTTTTCTGTATTCCATGGTTTTGTTGGTTTATTTGTTGGGAGTTTCAATCCCGGTATCATTGCGGATAGACCGCATGAGAGCTAGTATACGTCCTGCACCTGCCCGTTCCTCTGGCGGCAGGTCTGGATTGGTGATGATGTCATCGATGATTGAATCGATAAGGATCTCACCGCCCTCGGACAGTAAGATCTGTTGAATCTTGGATCGCTTGGTAGCATCAAGACGGTAGGTGATTGCGTTCGGACTGATCATTATGAGAGTGCGCCTAGCATAGCCTCAGGGTCTTGGACGGAAGAGAGATCCTTGGCCACACCGCCTGCGGTCTGAGCCATCTCTGCCATCTGAGCCTGTTGAGCTGCTTGCTGTTGAGCTTCCTGCTGTTCCTGATACTCGTCCTCGCTGAGGAGATCGTCCTCGTCCTGACCGAGATCACGCCAGATACGTGTCTGGATCTTCTTAATGTCGTGGACATTGGCACGGCCATCAGCAGCAGCCAGGTTGACGATTGCATCCATCATGCCCATGGCCTCGACGGCTTTGGAGCGCTTGTGGTTGCTTGTGAAGGTGTTGTCGAAAGCAAACTGCGGCATGCGTGGCTTCCCTGTGACCTCATTGTAGGCTTCATCTGGTAGCTCAATCACTCCACGCTCGACGAGGGAGTTGAATGCCCAGCCAACGATTGGCTTGGTGTGATCCTGCTCGAGTGCTGTGAGTGTGGGATTCGCCTGAGCATTAAGCTCTTCCCGACGCATGTTGGCCTCGGTCGCAGTCATCTCACCCTGGTTACGGTTGAACATGTTGAACAGGTGACCGTGGTAAGCCTCATCGATGGAGTCTTGCAGCTTGCTCCAGATATCCATGCCTACCTGATAGTTGCCACCACCAGAGAGCTCATAGACTGGATTCTTACCAGCGGCAGAGGTTTCGGCGTAGTAATTGACCTCAGCAGCACCAAGACCAACACCCTCCTCCTTCATGTAGCTAGGAGCCATGACCGGTGGGACAGCAGCACGCTCACCCATCACCATCATGAATTTCCCGGCGTAGTTGGCCTTGTATGCATCTGGGAGGATCTCATGGGCGGGACAGTAGCCCCAAGGACTTCCATCGACCTCGTAGCGACTGGATACAATCTCGAAGTGATCATTGCCGGAGTCGAGCACGACATGCTTGCTGTCACGCTCAACGACCTTCACGGAGTATGCCATGCCCTTGTTGCCAGCATCGGCCTTCATCTTCCACTTAGGCTGCTTCTCGATGACAACGAGGAAATCGTGTGTGGTGCTACGACGCTGAGGGTCTGCTGCCTCTTGCTGTAGCTTCGTAGAAAGGTTCTCACGCCCCCACATCTCAGCAGCACGGTAGGCAGGCCATTTGTAGCAGGCTCCGAAGGTATCGACCTTCTCAGAATGATCGTGGTCGATGACGTAGTTGAGGGGATCGAAGCGACAGAAGTTCATGACTTCCTCGCCATTGTCATCCTGCTCCCACTTCATTCGCATCGTCCCGGTTCCCAGCTGAGACCGATCAAAGATGGCGCGGTGATTGACTGTGTGGAAGTTGGAAGAGCGTAGGTAATGCATGACAGCCTCTCCTGCTTCACGGTAGACCTTCTCGAGACTGAGGTTCTTGCGATCCTCCCATGCTGGACGCATCACAAGCCAGTCACGGTCGCGAGGATACAGCATCGAAGTGATGCCGTTGGCCTGCATGCGGGACTTAGTTCTCAGTGTCGTATCGTAAATCTCATTGTGTGGCACGTATCCACCAACATTCCCACGGCCATTGTAGTTGCGGGAGTTCATGAGCCAAGCAGTCTCCTGCCATAGATACTCATGAGGGAGGCGTAGTGCCTCCAACTGCGTGAATCGCTCGACCGTATCCTTGCCTGTCATGCTAACCTAAAGTGGTATTGGTGGCTGCTGCTCCGGCTTGGATGGTGTCCTGATAACCGAAGCGGCCACGCATCCTCTTCTTCTGATCCTCTTGCTCCCGCTTGATCGAGAGCGAGGACTGTTGTGCTGGTGCAGCTACCGGTGCAGCTTTTGGAGTCTTTGGCATTCCCATGTCTTTGCTAATAATGGATGATTGATAATCTCACAACGCTATAGGTTGCCGACACCGATAGTCCTCTGTTTACCCGGCCCAGTGGACTCGAACGTCCTTAGCTCGGGCAGCATCTTGTTCTGGATTGCCTCAGAGATATATCCGAATGCATCAGCCGGGTGTGACGACCAGTCATGAGCTATTTTGTTCTCGATGTAGCCTCCTAGACGGCTCTCCTTGCGATGGTATGCACTAAGAGCTTCGATTAGGCCACCCTCACCAGCTAAAGACTCATGAAACCAGAGCTGATTGAACATATCTGTCATCATGCGGATGCGCTTCTCGTCTGCACCATGAGGGCCGCGCGGTAGAGTCTTCACGTTCATGAGCCCTGATTCCAACAGCTTGTCGGCAAAGGACATATTGTCCGCATGCTTGTTGTCTCCATCATGTGGAAGGAAGTGATACCCGTAGTTGTAGCCCTTGGCTATCATATGAGCTACGCGCTCGCCGGTCTTGAGATCCAGACCAGAGTCGCAGTCGATTATACGATAAGTCAGACCCACACGCTGGAAGTAGATGACGCAAGTATTTGCAGGAGCTCCCAAGTCCCAGGTTGTATGGACCAGTGCAGACTCATCGATGGGGAATGGTCCGATGCGCCCCTCGTTCTCAGCCCTAGCCATGTCGGCAGCGTAGATTGCGCCAGGTCTACCAATGGAGAAGTCGCACTCGTATTCCTGTCTGAAGTCAGAATCGGACACGGTATAGTCATCCTGGATGCTTTTAAGCTCCTCAGCAGGCAATATTCCACTCTCGCTTGCACGGATGACCGCGCTGTGCCAATCCTCAGCAGCCTCAGCCTGCAAATGGCGCTTGTAGAAAGCATTCTTCCCCTTGGGTGTGCCGATAAACCATGCGAACCCCTGATAATCGGAGAGACACGGACGGATTACCTGCGACCACGCAGCAGGAACGATGTCGGCTGGCTCGTCCATGATTACCCCGTCGAGGTAGATTCCCCGCATCCGATCATAGTTATCACCAGAGTAGAGCCTGATGGTTGCGCGATTTGGCAGAGTGACAGTCAAGTCGGACTCGTTGATCTTCACCTGAGGGACTTTACCTAGGAAATCTTTGAGGTATGCCCATGCGATGTCCTTGGCTTGATCCCTTGTGGGTGCAACGTACGCGAAACGAGGGGGAGGGCCGGGTCTCTTGAGTTCGAATGCTACCTTGATGAGCTTCTGAAGGACCGCGAACGTCTTACCGGCACGACGATGAGCGACGATGCAAGCCCATCTCTTGTTACTGTGGAGGAATGGTTTGAATGCCGCCCTCGGATTTAGCTCTAGAGTGACGTTCATTCCCCGATCTTAATCGTGATATCGGCTTCCACCTCGATCTTCTCAGCAGCGTGATCACCTGTCATCCTGTTCTCCTCTGCAATGGCAGCTAGGGCGACTCTGGGATCATCCAGCTTGGTGTTCTGGTAGATCTCATAGATGCCTTCCAGCTTGCTCTCACGGGTGAATTTGGACGCTGCCTTGACCTCTCCGCGCAATTCCTCGATATATTCGGCAACCTTGGGGTTTCTTATCAACTTAGAAGCGCCAGCTTCGGCTGAGTTCCCCGTGGAAGTGTAGCCAGCTTCCTGGTAGGCGCGGCTGGCTGGGCGACCTTGGACTACGAGCTCGGCGAATTTGCGTTGACGGTCATTCATGATGCTTAAGAGATGGATTCTTCCGCCACTATCTCCTTGAATTTCTTGCTCAACAAGAATTTTCGGGCCGCACGTCGAGCGAGTCTGGCTGTTCGAGCCTTGGACATAATGTGATTGGTGGGCAGTGGTCCTCCCCGTTCCTCGATCATCTCTTTCCAATCCTCAACTGCTTGAGCGATTGTATTGCGGAAAGGGCCATGGATGTCCTTGCCCTGTCGTTCTGTTGTCACCTTGCGAAAGATCTTCGCAAAGTAAAACCCGTCTTGTTCGTAAATGCCCTCTGGGAGGCCTCGGTTATTGGTCATTGGTTCTGTTCTTTAGTCGTTTTAGGATTCGTTCATATGCTGGGAAAAAGATCTCGTCGATGCAGCGGACGCATGATTCCTCCTGAAATGAGTCGAGGAAGGAGATCCCAGACAGGTGGAAGGCTGCGTGGAGCATCTCATGCCGTAGGGTGGGCAAGTATTCCTGCTCTGGGAGATTCTCAGCGAGTTGAATGGTTCGTTTGTCATGTGAATACTGCCCGTAGCAGTCATCGAGTTCTGTTCGTTGTATTTTAATTCTATGGCCAGCGATCATGACTGAGTTGATTGCTGTCATGCTGTTAAGCTAGCATTATTATCACCCCCTCACAACAGTAAACCCGACCAAGTTAATCAACTCAGTCGGGTTTTTATTCACTATCATCTTACTGACTCAGCAATCTCCATGCGAGTTCGGCCACTTGTGGAACCTGGCCGTTTCCAATGGATTTAAGTCTGTCCACCCTATGGGCCACCCCATGAGCCACTCGACCCACGTTGGGTTCAGTGTGCCAATAGCCCATTCCTCCTTGGTCTTGCCCCTCACTTCCTCGCAGTTGCCCAGCATCCGCTGCATCTTGCCGCTTGGTGTTCCTGCTGCATCCTCGTTCGCGGATGGAGTTGGCCACATATGCCGCGCCTTCACCTGCTGGCTTAGTCCAATCTGCGCCATCCGGCCTGTCTCCTTGTCGTAGTGGCGGCAGTTGCTCCCCACGGCCTCCCCCGTCTTGGTTTCCAGCCTTTCGATACTGATGCCGGGTTCCTGTGCTGCGGGAGTTCGCCACAATCCAGATCCTGTCCCGCTTGTGAGGGGCGGCAACGTCATGCGCTCCCAACACACCCCATTTTGCATCATACCCCATTTTGGCAAGATCACCGAGGACTCGGGCAAGTCCTCGTCCCACAAGCATTGGTGAGTTCTCCACGAAGACATGTTTCGGTCGAACTTCACCGATGATTCTCGCCATGTGTCCCCACATACTGGATCTCTCTCCATCGATTCCTGCACCTTTTCCTGCGCAAGAGATGTCCTGACAGGGAAAGCCTCCAGAAATGACGTCAACACGGCCTCGCCAAGGTTTTCCGTCAAAGGTTTGAACGTCATCCCAGATCGGGAAAGCTGGGAGGGTTCCTTCGTTTTGACGGGCAACCAAGACTGAGGCTGGGTAGGGTTCCCATTCGACAGCGCACACTGTGCGCCATCCAAGGAGATGCCCTCCGAGTATTCCTCCACCAGCGCCTGCGAATAAAGCCAACTCATTCATCTATTCTATGCGTGTTCGTAGAATCGGCTGACGAGTCCCTTGGTTGCGTGATACTCGTAGCCGGTAGCTGCGCGGATGGATCCCAGGTATCCCTTCTCAGCATGCCATGCGTCAGTAGAGCAGAGCGCCGGTAGGTATTCTACGAGCAGTCCACGTTGCTCTTCCCAGCCATTAGCGGTCTGAGTGATCACTCTGGTGGGCGTGTTCTTCTTCTTGTGATGCACATGGCCCATCTTCAGGTGACGATGCTTGGTTACACCCCACTGTGGAGCGAACTCAGCGGCGATGACAGATTGCCACTGGTTGGCGGCCACACCATCGCCATGGCTCCAGACCAAGAGATTGTCCCCATGAACGAGGTGTTTCCTATCGCTAGCCTGCATCACGACATTGACGTTTGGGCAGTTGAAATAGAATGCTTTCAGGACTCTGGCGAGCCACACGCAGGAATGCCAATCGTGATTTCCCTCCACGATGACGATATCCACTTGCTTTGATACTGTGCAGGCGACTTGCACAACCTCGGTGCAGGCGGCGACAGCGGAGTCGATCACTCTGGAGTAGCGGCTATCAACATCGAGGACGTTGCCCGACTTCTCTGTTTGATTACTGCGATTGTCCGAATGCAGGATGTCCCCGCCAAAGGTCACAACCATGCGTCCCGGCTTTCGGAAGCGATCTGCGAGCCTCTCGGCCGTGGCCACCATGCGCTCAGTGATAATCTTGGTATTGGAGTCGGCCACATTGGTCTCCTCCTTGGTGGCATACATCCCCACATGGGCATCATAGATCGCGATCTCCCCAAGCAGCAGATCGTTATCGGTCTTGGTGGCCTTCTTCTTCTTGACACGGGCCTTGCCTTGGACGCGCTCACAGAGGGAGTCAACGAATGCTTCCATGTCGGATGCTTGCGGGATCAAGCGTCTCCATTCCTGAATGGGCTCTCCCTCGGCATTGTATTGCACCGTGGTTTTGTGCAAACTCATCGTAGGGCTGATGGCTGCTGGCGTAAGCCATGGTGTGTTGCCAGCCTCCTCGGCCTGCTTAATGTGATTAAACACTGTGCGAACGTCCACGCCCAGAGCTTTGGCAACCTGTGATTTGTTTCGGATCTGTGTGTATGCGTCGATGACTTCTTGAGTCGTAATTCTTTTATTCATAGTTTCGTTGGGATTGTGGGGAGGTAGCCGGGTGACTACCTCCCCGTGTTATGTTGCTTTACTAAAAGGGGATTGCTTCCCCTTGATTGCTTGCGGCCGCAGCCGCTCGATAGCTGTCGCCTGGGTCGTTCGTGGGTGGAGCGGATGGTTGGTTATCACGCTTGATCCACTTCACGTTACCTACGATTGGGCCTTTCTCACCTGCGAGGCGAGCTTCCTTGCCGACATCCTGCGAGATGAAACCGTCGTTATCATACTGATCGGGTTCGTCACGTAGGAGGATTGTCAGGTCGGCGTATGTGCCCTTTGCCCCCGTGAAGAAGAGTTCCTTCTGGAGTTTGGTTACGTCTACTTTTACTGATAGTATTGCCATTGTCTTGTTCTTTCTGTTTAGTTTTTGTTCGTTGGGTTCTGCCGCTGGAATTGCCCGGGGCGAGATTGGTTAGAATTTGTTGAGTTGGTCGATAATCCACTGGGAGAGAGTCTTGCCTTCGCGGCGCGACTGGCGCACCCACTGGGCTTTCTCCTGTAGATTGCAGCGGAAGCGCACGACTCCATTCTTGAGCTTGGGCTTCTTGTTGACTGGTCTGAAGATTTTTGAGTCCATGGTTCTTAAAATCCGAAGAGTTTTGCGAAGAATCCCTTTGCTGGAACCTCAACGATCACTTCTTTTGTAATCACTTCCGGCTCTGGTTCTGTGAATTCCACTGGATAAACATCCTCGGTGTTCTCCTTAGCACGCTTTGCTGCCTTCTCCATTTCATTGGTGGTGAATAGATACCCCCCATCCTTCTCGGTGAATACTTGGAAGTATTGCTTGGCCGCGTTGGTGCGAGCGTTCTTATTGTCGACGAGCTTGATGTAGGCTCTTTGTAGTGTTTTTGTGGTCATGGTGTTTATCGGTTGATGATGAATTCGTCCTTGGCTGCCTCGATTGAGCGCTTCACCTCGATAATGTTTGCGAGATGCGGCACGGTGATCGGAGGTGTGCTGCCCCTCCCGGTGATGGTGAGGTTGCCGTATCCGAAGATCCGACCGATGATTCCATTGCTCACACCAACTGTCTCGATAGCTTCGAGGCGGAGGTCAGTGGCTCTGCGTGAGATGAATCCATGCTTGAACACGGCTCGCTTGTTGGTGACTCCGAACTCGTAACACCAGCGGCGGAACCAGGTGAATGGGAACATGATCAGTTTAATTGGATTGAAGTATTCGACTTTGGTGAATCCGAATCTTGCGATCGTCTCCTCCCCGGCAATGTTTGTTTTTTCGATGTAGCTCATAGCTTTGTTTGTTTGTTGGTGATTAGATTGGTTGCCCGAATGCTTCGAGGTCTGCTGTAATCCATGCGTCCTCCATGTCTGGGCTGCAAGATGCGATGAAGATGTCCTTGCGGTAGAATGGAACCAAGCTGAAGAAGAAGTCCTCGCCGGTCCTAGTTGTGTAGCGATAGGTCTTGAGCCCCTTGAGCTCGTCCTTGTTGGCGTGCTCTAACGTGAGCGCATTGTAATGTGTCATTGTTCTGTTGGTTGGTTGAGTATTAAACCGCGTATTCCGAATCCAGAATATAGATCTTGGAATACTTCGGGTGTGCATCATCAATCACGATCAGGTTTCCTTCAGGGTTGAACGAGTTAAGCTCTTCCACGATTGATGCAGCGCCAGCATGAGCGATAGTCAAGAAATGGAATGCGTCAGGATGGTTGATGATTTGATCTTTAGTCATTGTCTTGTTGGCTGTGTCGTTGGGTTATTTCCCGCTGACGAGATACTTATACGGGAGGAATTCATTTGTGTCCACATTTTTCTTCATCTTTTTTTCGTCGAACCTGCTCTAATCGTCTGGAACCCTTGATTTATAAGGGATACGAGAGCTAATTTATTTTCGTCAGGAAACAGCGTTGACGTGGCGATTTATAATTACGCCTCCTCCTCATCAAGGAGTTCTTGGTGCTCTGCTTTCGGAGTTTCCGTTCGCTTCAGAAATTCGCTGTTCGGCGATCTGGAAATATTTCTCATCCTTCTCGATTCCGACGAAAGAGCGGTTCAGATTCTTACAGGCTACACCCGTTGTGCCGCTCCCCATCGTGAAGTCCAAGACGGTCTCACCCTCGTTGGTGTAGGTTTTGATTAGGTATTCCATTAACTCAACTGGTTTTTGTGTTTGGTGAACTCCATCAATGGATTGAAATTTTAGTATATTTCTTGGGTAGCCCGTAGCGGTTTGCCTTGTTGTTTTTGAACATTCACCGTAGTTACCCCTGTTTGTTCTGCTCACCATTTTATTAATTGGCTTAGTGCCTTGAGGCAAATAAAGACACTGCTTTTTATAAAATACACTTATTATTTCAGTTTGTCGTAACGGTTGTTTTTTTGCGTTTAGATGCCCTGTTGGTTTTGACTTTTCCCATGTCCAGTCATATTTATAATTTTTTATATTACTCATTCTTAAAGCACTAGAAAAAGGCTCACTTCCAAACAACACAATCGCTCCGTTAGCTTTAATGACTCTATTCAATTGTTCCCACATAGGCTCGAAGGAAATAACACTATCCCACTTGCATTGAGTTGTTCCGTATGGTGGGTCAGTCAATACCATATCCACGCTTCCATCTTCAATGTCCTCCATCACATCCAAGCAGTCGCCAAGAAATAGCGAACAACTGGATGCACTCGAACCTTTCTCTCGTTCCTCGTTCATTGTCGTAATTAATTAAAATGGAGAACAAGTCTTGTCGATACCTTTCCTCATCTTTTTTTCAGAAAGTTTACCGAGAACGCTGGAACCATTGATTTATAAGGGTTAGAAGCTCCGATTTATTTTCATCAGGCACGGCGAATTTCCTGCACTTGCACTCCGCGAAGCTGCACCCTGGGTCATATCGCATCACCGGGGAGACTCCGCAGACTGGGCAGATACCCACCTTTGCCTGCAGTCCACGCTTGGCATTCTCGTGAGCTTTAATCGCATTCATAGTCCCAGTTCTTGACGATCTCACCGACGATAGAATTCAACCTGACAATATCCTCTTGAGATATCTTGCCGGTCGCAACCTTGTTCTCAACGGATGGCATCAGATGCGACACCGTTGAGGCGTGCCCTCGTTGGAGCAGCTTCGCCAGCTTGGTATTCGAGAGCTTGGCAATCTTTTTGATCAGATACGCAGCAGTCAATCGCTGGGTAGCCCTCGGTTCATCCCTGCCCTGGCGAATTAGCTCGACGCTGGTCGTCCCGTAGTAGTGCGCCACTGCCCCTAGGATGGCCTCTGGGAGCGTTTCGCAGTCATTAGGTCTGAAGACCCTCTCTTGCTGCAAGAGCGGTGTAGCGCCATCTGCGCCCATTGTGAGGGTGTTTGGGTTGTCTATGTAGTATTTCATCTTCTGTATTGGTTCTGTGGTTTGAAGTCCATCGTTACGAATCTCTGGTATTTACCGAGCAGTCCAAGTGGCAGCACTTGGTCTCTAGCTCCGTTTCGATATTTGTCAACGACGACCCCCTCTGGAGTTATCTTTAGCAGCACATCCGCGTCCATACCGATAGCCCTAGACCCCCGAAGCCTGCCGTCATCGTTAAGCTGTGCAGGGGAAATTACTGGGCAGTTCAATTTCTTAGCCAGCTGCTTGAGCCTGCGAGAGTATAAAGCTAGCTCCATCTCCTGAGTATCGCCGGACTTGCGCCCACCGTCAAGCAGTTGGATGTAGTCAACTACGACGAGTCCAACGTCGCCGAGTTCAGCCTCCATCTCGGACTGAGCGCAGACGTAATCGATACTCATACTAGGCTCATCAGAGATCAGGAGCTTAGAGTCACGCATCCCGCTTACCTGTAGGCTGAGTTTCTTCATGAGTTGCCCATCCATACCCTCTGAATTCATTATTGCCCCGAGATCAATCCCGCCTCGACAGGAGATCAATCTCGCGATCACCTCGTCCGAAGTCATCTCAAGCGTAAAGATCAGAACCTTCTTCCCAGCGTCGAGTGCCGGAATAGCCATCTGGTATGCCAGTGCAGACTTACCAGAGGAGGTGGGACCGCTAGCAATCCAGAGTTCACCAGGTCGCATTCCTCCGTTGATCGCATCAAGCTCCTTAATTCCCGTTGGTTGAATGGGAGCCAATCCCCTCTTGGTCTCCTCGACGCGACTCCGAAACTTCTCGAAAGACTCCTTGAAGTTTTGGAAGCACTTCTTTGATGAGCCGACGAGCGCGGCAGCTTCAGCAATCTCTCGGAGGACTCGGAGCGCCGACTCAGGGCTATCATGTGCGGCCTCCTCAATCTTGCTTGATCCCGAGATAACGAATCGCTGAGTGTGGCGATCTCGAACCAGCTGCATGTGCTGATCGAAATGCTGAGTGTTTGGAGCAGCACCCGCGATGTCCATGATCCCAGCGCCTCCACCAACACGGTCGAGTTCTCCAGCATTCTGGAGGTAGTCAACAAGAGTAGCCTCATCGATAGCCTTCTCATCATCTGCCAGAGCATAGATTGTCTGGAGCAGCTTCGAGCAGGCTGGATTGTGCAGCATCGATGGAGTTAATCCCTCACCCCTAGCGCGACTCAGGTGAGTCTCGGGGTGGCGAAGGATGACGGAGATCACAGCACGTTCCGCTTGTTCAGCGACTGGTTGCGGGCTATTAGCGTTTTGTATATTCATAATTTTGGTTCGGTTTAGATTAGCAGGATCGCTGGTAGTTTGGTGAGAATGGGTTTGATGCTTCGGCCCTCTGATCCGCGAAGGATTGCTGATTGCTCCCGAAGCTCCACGGTTTTTTGTGGATCATGGCGTTGATCGACTTGGTTTTCCAGTTCGAGATCTTCTTGCCGTTGCCGTCATGCCAGTCCTGATCGATGTAGGTGTCGAATTGGAGACTAGCACAACTCCTCACACGATCAAGAGTCCACTCCGCATTGTGCGTTGGCAGCTTCTCGATTGCGTGGGCGATGAACTCCTCCTTGGTTGGTGGAACGAAGGCTTTCTTCTTTGGCTTGGCTGGGGTGGATGGTTTGTCAGCTTCATCGAAAAGCTCTCCCCCCCCACACCCCCCGGAGGGGTTATTCTTACCTTCTTCTCTTATTAGCTTCTTATCAGCTGTTATTTCGCTGTTACTTGCCTGTTGATTGCCTGTTAATTGCCTGTTATCTTGCGTGTTATCGGACTGATACCTTTCGTAGTTGATGACTGTAACTAAGCGACCTCGGGAGCACACCTCGCTTGTTATCTCGCCTGTTGACTTGAGTTTGTCCAAAGCTGTTCTGATCTTCTGCTTCGAGAGTCCAATTTCACGAACTAGAGTATCGAGAGAAGTGTAGAATTGCCCCCTCTTCATTTCAATCTCCTTCCATTGAGTGGGCTTGTGATTCGCCCTCAAGAGCAGGTGCAGGAATACGCTCTTCACATTCAGATCGGTATACCAACCCCAGTCGAAGATAGCGCGATCCAGCTTGATCCATCCTCGATTACTATTCATTGCCATCCTCCTTTAACATCTCTCTAGTGCTGGAGAAAAACGCCCGAAGCTCCTTCTCTGTCGCCGGGTGATCCATCTCATCGGGAACCTCAGAGATCAACTCGTCGAGAACAGGAGTCTTCTCCAAGGGACGATCATAAGCAATCTGACGAGGGCAACCCAGTTCGTCGAAAAACTCCTTTAGCTCAACGGGGTCAACCTCATCAACCTCATACCCCGGCCAGCGAAGCCCCTCAAGAAGGACATCCTCAACGCCGAATCTAAAGAACTCCATCGCATCGTTCACCCAGTCATGACCATCATCTGGCTCATCACAAGGGAACACCTGTTCGAGAAGTTCCTCCACCTTGACCCGAAGGATTTTACGTTTCGAGTTAATCTCCAGAGCAGCCTCAACGGAGGCGATCTGCGTATCTAGTTTTGCGCTCATAGCGCTTGTATTGTTTTTCATAAGATTGTTTTAGTTGCGGAAGCCGAAGTCATTCAGGTGCTTCAAATTAGCCTGCTCGACCTCATCGCGTATCTCTTCCAGCATTTCAATCTGGTGAGCGATCACAGAGGTAGCTAGGTCTAGCTGCTGCTGTAGGAGGTCGTTCTCCTCTGCGAGCCTTGCGCACAATTGGCAAGGACTGTCTTGGTTTTGGTATCTGTGGTTCATTGAATCAAAAAAGAAAGCCCCCTTGTGTAGACCGTGATTAATACCGTGGCGGGTTTGGTCAGACAAGGGAGCTTTGAAACTCTTTTGATACCCGCCACAGGTGATGTGTTGGAAATCTACAGAATTATTGGTTTTGGTCAACACATAAATGCTAATTATTTTCTCAGTCGATAACGGTTATCTCGCAACCCCCTGAGCGACAGTCGCTCCATCGCTTCGAGGCGGTTAAAGAAATGACTTGTGAATCATCAATCCAGATACCGGCACGCGTGATTTTATCCAAAACGACCTTTGAGACGTTATCGATGTCGCATCGGGACTGGTGATCACCTGGAGCGGAGTCCTTCAGGAGATGGCTGAACTTCCCGGTCCGATAGTGAGACTTTGGCCGAGGCAAAAAGAAGTGCAGAGTCACCTCTACTGGGCCATCGATCCCACGCTCAGGGATCTCAGACAGAGCAGAGTCTAGCGCCTGCTTCCATGCGACCATATCCTTGGAGTCTGCATTGTAAGCCA